TCAGTCATTTTGCACCTCTCTTTCGATCAGACTGTAGGTGTATTCTGCCTGTTGGAAGGGGTCGTCGAACCGCTCATTACCTTCTTTGATATGGAAGGTGGTGGGGTAAGCGGCCTCAATCGTCTCTTTTGGCTCAAAGATTCGGCCGAGTTTTTCAGCCCGTCGAATGCGTTCCGATTCGGCTGATTCAAAAGTGGCTGGTTCTATAATTGCCGGATAATAATCGTCGCCGAGGTAATGGGTATTCCGGAGCATCTTTCTGACAACTGCATGGGAGATTAGAATTCCAGCCTTTTGTGCAGCCGTTGCCAAGGAATCACCGGCTAAATAAGCGAGGAAGAGGGTTCTTAGCTGTTCGGCAGCAAGCTCATCGATCACAGCTTCACCGTTTACTATCCGATAGCCAAATGGTGTGTGGCTCATTTATATCACCAGCCTTTCTTTCAAGGTAATGCCACATTTCAGTTCAAATCCAATCTCAGTCCGGGAATAAACAATAATCCGGTTCACAAAATTCTTGAAAACATCTTCATCGAAGCGCTTCAACATAGTTGCTTTTGTGGCGTATTGTAGCAGGGCGCTCACTTCACCTAAATGCTGGTTCCCGTCCTGTATTAAGCGGTTAATTGACTCTTTTTGACGTTGCAATCGATCGGCTTCCTGAAGTAAATTGTTGCTGCTTTTCTTAAAAACAGGGCGGTCAAGATAGCCTTTGGCCATTAGGTTGACCAGCACATTTTGTTGTTCGGCATTTTCCTCCAGCTTCTTATCAATGTCTTGAATGCTTATGAAGCTTTCGTCGGTATTTACACCGCGCAGGCCAATCAATAAAGGCTTCAGTACGAATTGATGGCTGAAGATGAGCTTATTCATCATGGTAATGAAGGCATATTCAAAATCGGAATCCGGGATGTATTTCATAGAACATTTTTCGATGCTTTCAATATGAGTCGAGCAGCACCACGCGATGTATTTCCTCCCGCTGGAGTGGGTACGGCGCTTAAAAGTACCGCCACACTGACCACAGATGATTTTCCCGGAAAAGGGATATCGTTTCTGGTATTTCTCACTGTACTTTTCTACGCCTTTTTCCTTTCCGTGCTGCTCAATAACTTTCTGAACTGCTTCAAAATCCTCCCGGCTTATAATCGGCTCATGATGATCACGAATCAGATATTGTTCTTTTTCACCGTCGTTCTTATGCCTGTTGAACTGACTGTCGCTATAGGTCTTTTGAAAGAGTGCATCACCGATGTACTTCTCGTTTACGACCATATTTCGAAGGGTATTAGCCTTCCATCGACCGCCTTTTTTAGAAAGAATGTTGCGCTGATTCAGTGCATCCGCAATCTTATGAAGGCTTTTCCCAGACAGAATCTCAGAAAATACAAACCGGACAATTTCAGCCTGCTGTTCATTCACAACCAATTTGCCATTTACAGCATCGTAGCCATATGGCGAACAGCCGATTTTATAAGTACCATTTTGAAAGCGTCGTTGTATGGACCATTTGTTATTCTCAGCGATGGACGCCGATTCACCCTCGGCCAGTCCACTCAGGATCGACAGCATGAGTTCGCTTTCCATTGACCCGGTATTGATGTTCTCACTTTCAAAATACACAGAAATGCCAAGCTTGGTTAGTTTACGGACCAGACTCAGGCAATCCATGGTGTTTCGAGCTAAGCGGCTGATCGACTTTGTGACGATGAGGTCGATTTTTCTTTGCTCGCAATCGGCAATCATCCGAAGCAGCTCGGGCCTTTTTTCCTTTTTGGTGCCAGTTATGCCCTCGTCATAGTAAAGCCCCGCAAACTCCCATTCCGGATTAGCTTTAATGTAGGATTCGTAATGGTTTTTCTGGGTTTCAAGGCTGACCAGCTGCTCATCGCTGTCAGTCGAAACACGGGCGTAGGCGGCGACACGCAGCTGGGGCTGTTCTGCAGTAGACTTGGTAGTTGGAGCAATTTTCGTAACCTTTTTCAATTTTTCACCTCCTTGGTCAGTGTCACATATTAACTCTGAAGCAGAGTTATATCAACGGTTTTAAGGCATTATCTGTGCCAACGCCGGAGAAAAAGACTGGCGGTTTAGTAGGGTGATTTTATTAAATTCCGACAAAGAAATAAGTCCCTTTTGAAGCATGGAATCAAGTATCCGCTGCGCCCTTATATAATCCATTTCACATTGCAGTTGCTCCTGTGAAACAGGAATTTTAGCACAAATGCTTTCCGGTGTTTCGGCGTTAATGTTTGGCATGTTCTGTTCCTCCTCCCTGAATTTCGATGAGGAGAAAAAAGAAAACTCCCCTCACTTCCAAAAGGACAGTGAGGGGAGTAAATCCGTAGATAAAATCACTTCTCTATTCAGTTTTAATGAAAGCGTCTTTGAAGCCTGCCGCTTTGACCTTAGCGAGCATTGCGTCGGCGTTCGCCTTGACAGAGTAAGCCCCGACTTGTACACGATAAATGGTTTTTGAAGCAGTTGATGCTTGTTCGGTTGTTGCATTGGCCGTGACAAGCAGCTTCCCAACATCTGCACGAAAGGTGTCCATGCTTTTACCGTGCTTGGGAAACCAGTGCATCACATCACTATGGTTGCTGGCAATGCCGAGGGTAGCTCCTTCGCTATGACAGATGATGTTCTTTTCAGTGAGCCCATATTGCTTGCAGAGATAAGCACATAGCTCAACAGCCTCTGTGTAAACGGCAGAAAAATACGAGGCGTCTATAAGACTGTCCTCGCAAATTTCAAAACTGATATGTGTATCGTTGCCGGAACCTTTTGAACCGCTGCCGCAGTGCCAGCCCCGGTGATTCCAGGGCAAGGTTTGATAAGTGGCGATGCTGCCATCAGCCAGCTTACCGATGAAGCCGTGGACGCAGACCTGCCGACCGTCCGGCTTGTCCTGATTCCAGTGGTTGTTGTTGGTGTTTACACCGAGCAGTCCATCATCCTGGCCAACATAGCGTTTCAGGTTCGGGTTGTTTGCCCCGGTGGAATGGACCATGATGCCCTTTGGCGTGATGGTTTTGCCTGCTTTGTAGCAAGCGTTGTTGGTGAGAATTAGCTTGTGCAGATTCATTTATTTGTCCTCCTTATTCAGCTGTTCCAAGACCGTTTTGAGTTTTTCGGGAATAGGAAGACCGATTTTTGCCGTATTCTCAATTATGCTGATGCCTTCATTAGACAAATAGAAGAAGATGACAGCGGTTCGGACAGCGCTGCCGGTTTGAATAAGCTGCGAATCCACGATGTGTGCCACAGCCACCAACGAGAAAATCAGCACCTTTTTGAAGATGCCCCGAAAGCCGACCTCGCTTGAAAGGCGCTTCTCCAAAATGGCCACCATGATCCCCGTCAGATAATCGATGACGACAAAGGCTACCAAAGCATATAGGAAGCCATCCCAGCCGCCAAGGAAGTACCCGATGTAGCCGCCAACAGCGGCAACGACAATCTGAAGCGTATTAATAATGTCTTTCATTTGTTAAACCTCCTTGATAAAAATAAGAAGAGCCCGAAGGCTCTCCAAAACAACTATTTCACTGTCAGTTATCCAAATATGGATAGCGATACTACAGGGCAGTCAATATATCCGCCGTCCAAGTCCTCACAGGTCAAGCCAATAAAAAAGTTTGTGATTTCAGTCGGATCTGAAGCAGAAACTGCAGTATTTGCTGTCGTCCCAGTTGGCTCACAGGCATTTGCGCAGAAGGCATAATTCGCATCGATCATCTCGTTGGCAAAGTTAACCGCATAATAGCCGGTCCCTATATCAGAAACGGAATGAACAGCACCACATCTTCTAATCGCACACCTTCTAAGCGTGATGTTTCCGCTCGTTGTCAACGAAGTTCCAGCCGTATATTTAAAAGTGTTCGTGGTAACCTCTGTAATTTTATAAGTGCCATCAACTCCAGTCCCGGATGTGATGTCGGAGTATATCATATGACCAACCTTGTAGCCGTGTCCTGTCAAGGTTACCGTTACTGTCGTTCCGCTTTGCACATAGGTTCCGGTGGTATTTGCATTTGTGATTCCATTGAATGTAACCCAAGCCAGACAGCCGCCGATTGAGCTGCTTCCGCCGCCGGTCACAAACTCAAGACCGCTGCCGTCTGCTTTAACCGCTACCACCTTGGTTCCTTGTCCCAGGTAGCTGCCGGGCGTATCCGTCAATGCTAAAAAGTCGTGAACGTGGTCAATATCCGAGTAAACGCCGGTATGCAGGTGGTTTGTGTCTGCCTTGGCTGCAAGCATAGCGTTTACTTCCGAGGTGGAATAGCCACCGCTGCTGGAAGGAGCCACAGATAAAACATCAGAACCGCTGTACTGGGACATTCGCTCAACCTTCTGGTTTAGCTTAATCTCATGCTCCAGCATCATATTGTGGAGCTCCAGTGTATAGGACAAGGCCCCGGTGTCGTCATCCTCGCTTACTGTGATGCCACGAATTCTTAATACGCCATCGAAACCGATATCATCTGAGCCTTCCGGTGCGATCTTCCAGCCGATCCAGTCTCCAATCAAGTAGGTTTCAAAGGGCTTCATTCTGTTGCCCTGGTCATCGTAAAACTTCGTAACCGTTCCTTGGATACCCCAAGTCGGGTAGGCGACCCTATTTAGATATGCTTGTCCGTATTCGCTCAGGCCATCCTGAATATTGCTTGCCGATAAATAACCTTCACGCCTTCCATAAGATGCTTGGCTTGCAGAATGCGAGGCGATTGCCAATAGCTTGTCGCCGCCCTCGACGAGTACTTCGTTCACCAAGCCGGTCGCGTCGCTTTGGTTCTGATGGCTGATGACCGCTTGCCCCGGGCTGTACACCACCGTTTCGTGCAGATCCAGACCTCTGGTTTTGTAAATCTTGAGCACAAGCTCAGGTGTCATTTCAATATCGAAGTAACCAAGGCCCTCGGTGAACTTCGTTGCAACCTCCAGTAGCGGCGTTCCGACATGAAAGGATAGATTGATATTCTCTGAGAACGTGTTTCCAAGACTGTCCTTATCGTCCTGCCAGTCCACGGTTACCCCAACGAGACCACCTCTTGCCTGCGCTTCCAGTATCAGTGTCCGTAATACTTTGCTTGCAGTCCCTGTAAACTGCCGGTCTAAAACAGGCGTCCCCATTTCCTCCGGGTAAACCACAGCCCAGCCAAGCATGGAAAGGACGCCGCGTCCGCTGACTTCAATTATCTGCTGTTCGCTGGTATCCACATAGTTTGGATTTCTTGCCTCAATGATCCACTTGAACAGCGGATTTCCATCGAGCTTTACCAGGACCAAGTTGTCATCGGCAATATAATCTCGGTTTCCACCCGTATCATCGTAGCGACTAATTCTAAAGCTTCCACTACCAGGGTTATTCTGCATCATTTGGAACGCCTTGTCCCAAGCGCCGTCAAGCTGCTTCACGAGCACATTCGGATTTGCTCTATCGATGATGAAAAGCTCAATGCCCACATCGTCTGCAGGCAAACCGGCATATACTTCAAAGCCAATGGAATTACTGTCCTGAAGCTCCGGCGCTGTCAGCTGCACCTTTATTGGCCCGGTTGTAGCAGAAAGGGGAAGCTGGAGGGTGATCTCTGTCCATGACCATTCAAGTACGTTGCACAGCATATCATTGATGTAGACAAAGCCGCCGTAACTTCTTAGATATCTGTCGGTATTACCGAGGTCTACCGCTGTGTGTGTATAACCAAAACCGCTGCCTTGTAGGGTCAACACAGAGCCTGCTTGACCCCTGGTTACGGAAATCGAGCTGATCCATGGGAATGGAGGATCGTCGGTCACATTAAGCTCAGTGTAAATCGTCCTTGTTGCTCTCAGCTTGCCGAACGCCCGGTTCTCCGGGACGTACAATGTTCGCCTTTCCCGTGACTTTCCAAAGCCAATATTCTCTTGAACAGATAAAGCGCGTTTGTCTCTTTGTTTGCCAAACTGCCTGTTTTCAAGAAGCGTGAAAAATTGCGGTAAAGGAAAGGGGCCGCCCATTAGATTGAAGGTGTTTGGCGTACTCCAACCAGTGTCAATGCCAAGGGCTTCATTGATTGCCCTTGCTCTCCAATACAGGAATCCATCGTATACATCGTACGGTTCAAAGGTCGTCAGCTCGCCACAGGGCAGCGCCGACACCGTATTGGAGCGGTAGTTCATCCCGCTGAACATGGTGGTTCTATCAATTTCAATGGTAAGATCGGCTGACGCAGCCAAAACAAGCTGCATTTCCATAGCAATCAGAGACGGTGTTGCCTCAATATCCGAGGTGGCAAGCTCCTGCTTAATCCACAGGTACTTGCCAGTCATATCATCGTTTTCTGCGATCACCGGGCATTGAGCGCCGTTTGTTGCAACCGTATAAGAAGAAGGAGGTGTCGCATCAGTTGTCAGAGCACAGCTTATGACTATACTTGTTCCAGCAGGCATATCGCCAAATGTCCACTGCAGGACTTCGTCCCCATAGGCAGTCCCGCTTAAAGTAATCGGCCCGACCACGCGGGTTCCGCTGCTGTAATAGTCAAGTCCATAGGGAACGCCCTCCAGCAGCTCCACTTCGGAAACTGATGTGTCCGTGCCGCTCTGGTTTGAACTGATATTCAGCCGATAGTAAAGATACGAGGCGGGGGATGATACTGTAAACTCCTTGCGTTCGTTCGTGCTCCAGGAGGTCTGGCCGGTCTGCGTATCCAGTACGGTCCAGTTTGTACCGTCGTTACTGCCTTCAAAGGTCCAATCCTTCGGGCTGTCAATCAGATAGGAATCATTTCTTGCTCGGATCGAATAGCCTGCGATAATTTTTGCTGATGCCAAGGTTACCGAAAGAATACCTGATGTCATGGCCACGCCCCAGCGTGTATCACTGTTGTTATCAAAGGCTCGCCAGCCCTCATAGCCTGTTCCAAGGTTGCCGCTGTCATTCACTGTGACGCCGTCTGTTGTTGTTGCGGTCATAAGCGGAACGCAGTCCGTTCCCGGAGTATAGCCTTCTGGAGTCGAGTTGGGGTCTTTGTCCAATTGCAGCCCCAAAAAGGTCAGCACATTATCTACATAGTCTTCACGGGTAACGACTTGGGTGAACGCCCCGGTTTCATCGAAGTCTTCTTTGACAAGCTCCTCATAAGTGCGTACCCATTTTGCCGTTAGTGCCAGACTGCTGGTTACTGCTTCGTTTTGAGGCGTGATTAGCCTTATTCTGTCCGGCATATTATCGCCTCCTCATTACGACCAGCTTCCGATTGTTACCTCAAGCCTTGGCGCTCTTGGCCCGAGCAGCTGTGTCGGCGGTGGTATTGTATTCTTGATAATAATGCTGCTGCTTGTCCCCTGTGGGGCAAGGGAGGTGATTGTTGCACCGGTCACCCAGGTAGTGCCTTCATCCATGCTGAAGGTGAAATCGGTATCAATTATAGACAGCGTCAGGTTGTTGGCGATCTTTGTCGTACTGCTGTTAAAAAGCTTCATTCTGTGCGTTACCGTTGTGCCTTCCGGTCGGTCGCCGAAATCAAGATCTCTAATAAACTCCGGGTCTCCGGATTCATCATCGTCTAAAAACAGAATGTCGTCTGGTATTTGTCCATCGGCTTTTACACCATAAATATGCAGTGCATAGATATTTACTGAAGAATAATCAGCGCCTGCATTAGGCGCACTGTAATGAACGCGCAGTACTTTTATTGCTTCCGAGAATGTGCATGGTTGAATACTGTCCCTCCACACATCGTCATCCATCATATACGTTGGTATTGCGCCGTTCGGCAATGTCGCATTTATCCATGTGCCATCAAGGCCGTTTGTACTGTCTGCGCTTCCGGCAACTGTCACTGACACCGGAGTGCTGTCTGTGCAATAAACATTGTGAATCATGCCAAGTCCAGCGACCACATACTTCTCAGGCAAAAACACCCAGAGAGTTCTGCTGCCATTACCGGCCCACACGTTTGTTGAAAGCACTGCCGATGTATTGCCTATCCCATTTAGCTTAGCCATCTGCTCTGTGGTTATCGGTGCCGTAATATCAGTTGGACTATTCCCATAGTAGACAGAACCTCCGCCTGCGTCATATTCAAACTTTCGTCCGGGTAAGGTTGGATAGGGCATTTGCTACACCTCCTAATAAAAGGCAGGGTAATACTCAAGCGTAACCCTGCCGCCAGTTGTGTCTGTTTCAAGCTCCATGCTGTTGTTTCCCGCATTAAGAATCATCCAGTAGGCATCGCCGCCATGCTTGACAATCGAAATCATATTCTCATCACCCTGCAGGCAGGTGTAATATTTTGTATCTAAAACCACGGCTTCGCCGCTTGCAATTGTGCCAAGGTACTGAAGCCAAACACCACTGCTCTGATTCCTAAGAACCGGATTACTCAACGGGCCTTCCAGGGTAATAACCATTGCTGTTGCAGGCGCTGACCCTTCATTGGCATGCGTCCATGCAAAGGGAGAGGAAGTAACCATCCTGGTATCCGTGACCTTTTCTATTGGATAAAAGAACGGATCGGCCAATTCAAGCTCCAGAGCGAACTTGGCATAACCGGGATTCTTCCTGACGAAATTTATCTCCGAACAAAGCTCAGCTTGTGCCTGCCGGAGTTCTCCGTTTCTCATGGTGCGATTAAGCGGATGAAGTCCCGGATTGCCGATAGCTTTCAGGAACGCATCGATATTATCATCCAGATTAGCCCGGTCCGATCCTTTTATCCACATGGAGAGGACTACCTTTCTTCTGTCAAAGCGTTTTTTAATCCAGCGCTTACCGTGCTGGAACGGAACCTGCAGGTCACTGCCTCTAAATTTAGGAATACCGATCCCTTCGATAACAGCTTCCACGTCCCATTTTCCTCTTGAGCTTAGAGCACAGCCGTTAAATGACCAATTTTCAGTCAAGATGCATGCACCTCCTTAAGCCAAGCCATATGAATGCTTCAGCAGGGTGGTTCGTATGCTGTCTGAAGCGGCTTCCGGCTTTGGATTATTGATTACTATTTCATATTTGTTTTCTACGTTCCCGGCCTGCTCTGCAGAGGAAGCTGCATTTGAAGCTGAGGCAAATCGATTGACCGCATCGACATCGATATTCAGTCCGTCAAACTCTGTCGGGATAGCCTTTTTCATATCCTCTTCAACAAGCTTCATAGCATCGGCAAAACCAACACCGATACCGGCACCCATGTTTTCACCAATTCCGGCGAAAACCGTCGAAGGAGAATGAATGCCCAGCAGGTTTTTGGCACCATCCACAATGCCGGAAAAGAAGCCGCTGATTTTATTACCAAGCCAGTTGCCCATGGATTTGATGCCTTCCCAAAGGCCCGAAACGATGTTTTTTCCGATTTCGAATACCGAGCTGACCGCTTCGCCCAAGCCTGTCACAATAGTAGCGATGATTTCCGGCAGCTTTGCCACAAGCTGCGGTATCGCCTTAATTAAACCAAGCGCAAGTTGAACGGTCAGCTCAATACCCATTTCGATAATGGCGGGCAGATTGTCGGTAATGAAATTAATAATCGTCATTATGATCTGCGGCAGCGCTTCCATCAGCTGTGGCAACGCATTTAGAAGTCCCTCCGCCAGACCCTGAATGATTGAAAAGGCTGCTGCGAGAATCATGTCCAGATTGTCTATCAGTCCAGTGACAATTGTGATCACCGCGCCAACTGCAGCGGGAATCAACTCTGGCAAGGCTGTGCCGATACCCTCCACAAGTGCGGTTATAAGCTGGATAGCCGCCTCGATGAGCAGCGGAAGATTGTCAATGAGTGCCCCGACAATGGTCATAACCGCATCAACTGCGGCAGGTATCAGCTCCGGCAACAGGCTTAAGACCGTCTCCAGCACCTGAGTGAACAGCTCTGTTACGGTACTCAGCAGGGTTGGAAGCAGCTCACCAATAGCAGAAAGAATTGCATCCATTGCCATAGGAAGGGCGGATACAATGTTTTCAATAACTGGTACGATATTTTTCACTACTGCCTGAAAAGCGTCCACCAGATTCTGTGTTAGGTTCGTCATGTCGGCATCGGCATTTCCAAGCCCAGCAGTAAAGGAACCCAGCGCCGCCTGCAAGAGTCCGATGGAGCCGGATATGGTCTGAGTGGACTCGCGGGCAAAGTTGCCAGCGTACTGCTCTGTGTTCTCAAAGAACATCTGCATCGCAACCTCGGCTTTTTCAGCGTTAGTTGCAGAAGCCCAAGTGAAGTCCAGACCTTTTGCAAGAGCATAGGCTTGGATGTTGGTGGCATTCATGGAAACACCGAGATTGTCCATCATAGTGAAGTTGCCCTTTGCCGCACCAGCTACGGATTCCATGGCCATAGACATATCGATGCCCATAACTGAAGCCATATCCGCAGCCCGCTGCATGGCCTTTTCGGTCAGATCAAGGCTCTTTTGCTGTTCAATGCCGGAGCCCTGGAACAAAGCTCCCATCTTATTGGCGGTTGCCAGGTAATCGCTTTGCGATAAGCCCAGATTTTTATAAGCTTCCTCGCCGGTTTTCTGGATAGAAGCTGCATATTCACCAAACACCGCCTCGGAGCCGCCGAGGTTCTGCTCCAGCTCACCGAATTGCTGCACAACCTCCTTGCCCAGTTTAAATGCGGCTGCTCCAGCAGCGATCGCCACGGTACCCATGGCTGCACCGACACCCTTTAAGATGCCGCCCAATTTATCAAATTTACCGCCTGAATTTTCGGCTTCATTTCCGGATTTCTTCAGCTCATCGCCGAGCTTATCCGCTTCCTCGGCAGATTGCGCCAGCTCACGCTCCATGCCGTTGAGCTCGGCCTTGGCGTTGTTAAGCTGAATAGCCCAGTTTTGGGTACGGCGGTCGTTTTCACCAAAGGAATCCGAGGCGTTCTTTAGCGCTTTTTGCAGGGTTTCAATTTTGTCCTTCTGCGCATCGATCTGCTTGGTGAGCACCTCGTTTTTGGCGGTGAGCGACTTGACGCTGCTTTCGTTTTTGCCAAACTCGGACTCGACCAGCTTCATCTCGGAGCCAAGTACCTTAAAGGACTGGTTAATATCTGAAAGGGCTCGTTTAAATTCCTTTTCGCCCTCCACACCGATTTTCAGTCCGAAGTTATCCGCCATATTCTCACCACCTCCTTAGATCCCATTTGGTATGATTTCGTCGATGTAATACTCGCGTTTAGCCTTCGCAAGTCCGTTAAACTGCTTATAGACCTCCCACTGGTCCAGCAGATGGCCAATCGGCATCAGCCAGACCTCCGGCTCAGAGCGGTGCAGGAGGGAAACACCATAAAAAATCAGCCGGGCAAACAACGCCTCGTCGCTTACCCGACCTGTGCGTTTTTTGAGGTTTCTTCCTCGCTTTCAACCTCGCGCTTCGTTCCTTTGTACATGGCCTCCATGATGGCGTTTTTGTAATCTGCCAGTTCGAAGGGAGAGGTCAACAGCTCAACAGCTTCCTCTGTTAGAAGGGTTTTCTTTTTTGAAGGGCTCTGCAGGTTGTGGACCAGCACCGATTGATTGGCAAGCAGGGTGATAAGCCACACCACCTCATCCAGGGCCATTTCAAAGTTTTCGGTTTTCATGAGCTTTTCGCCCAAATTAGAAAGACCGCCATATCTCTTGGCGATCTCCTTCGTAGCCCTGGTGGTCAGAAGCATTTCATATTCCTGACCACCGATCGTAATTACTGCGCTTCGTTCTTTATCCATCTGCTAATCCTCCATGCTTATACAGCAGTGAACACAGGCTCATAGACCTGCGTGTACCAGCCGGTAATGACGGAAGCGGGAACGCTGGCATCATCCTCGTTGACCTCGGATTTCCACGGGTGCTTGCCATTGTCATCGAGCTTGTTTCTGCGCAGCACGGTACCCTCAATGGTCGGTGTTGAAAAGGTAATAGAATCGCCCTTGGTGGAGAGGTTGGTTGCCGGGATACCGAAAACCACTCGGTAAAGCCAGAAATAACGGTAGTTGCCATTGGCTTTCTTTGCACGAAAGCCAACCGCGACAGGACTGCCGCCATCCTCACTGCCGGAAATGACGACATGATTATCATCAAGAGTCGCTCCGGTTAGGTCTTCGGCGGCCGTGACGCCGATATCGTCAATCCCGAGAGAAAGCGTGCCATTTTTAAATTCCTTTACAATTTCTGCAGCACTGTCATCGGCATATAGGGTTGCTTCAGCGAGCTCAACAGAGAGGTCTGATTTCATTGCTTTCGCAAGCGGAATAGGGGTGCCATAGGTTTCATTGCCGTTGGTATCCTCGGTGATTTTTGCATAATAGAGCTTATCTAAGCCAATTGTAGCCATAGGTTATTCCTCCAGTTCATAAGATTTCGCCACGTCAATGGCGTAATGGTGATAGCCGGTATCACTTTCATAACCAATGTACCGGCGGTCAGTTATTGTGAAATCTGCATTCAGCAGAGTCAGGGTTATCTGACGTTTTATTTGCAGATAGTTGCCTTTTGAAAACAGCGAAATCCGCACCTCCGATAGATCGATTAGGGGTGTATTGTCGCCGAACAAGGAGAATTCATCTGTCATTGGCGTGAGGACAAGATATTCATCTGGTGGTTTGTCAGAAAAAACGCCCGTCTCCACAGGGAGGGTGGGCGAGAGGAGCGTATTCAACTCAGCTAAAATGCTCATACACCATCAACCTCCTGTTCGAATTTCACTTTCATTGCGTTCACGCATGCAGTTTTACTCTGCGTCTTTGCGGGCTTTAAAAACGGCTTTGGCGGTTGACCGTGTCTGCCGTACTCTAGGATGTTGGCGATTTTGGCATTGGAGTCGCCATCACTCCTTGGCTCGGCGAACCCGACCTTAACGTCCCAGTCGCCGTTTCGGTTCTGTTTTGCAGGAGAAAGCCCAAGCGAGCTTTCCAGTTCTCCTGTTGAGCGACTTTCTTCTTTTGTTCCATTCCCGACGACGGAGGAGAGATTGTTTTTCACCTTGCTTAGGACGATATCCCCACCAGCCTCCAGCACCTTAGGGATAATCTCATCGGTCCTGTCGGCAAGACGGGACAGCTTTAGGAGGAATTCCTCTGGCATCTTGATTTCAACCTTAGCCACTAGGTTTCACCTCCGTCGCCATAACTTCCACATACATTCCGCGATTTCGCACATCCTCGGCGCTGACGATGTTATAACGACAGCCGTCACAGATAATGAACATTGCAGTATCGACGGTGAGAGCTGGTATTTTGCGGAAGCGGAACATGGCGGTTGCTTCGGAAAAAGCTGCCATGTTTGCCCACCGCTCATTACCGTGGCGATCTTCTTTGTATGCGCGTATGGACGCAAGTATAGTGTCACCGTGGGTTACGAAACCTTCCGTGTCCTTGGTGGGAGCGGTGGATATGATTTCGATAAAGGTATTCATCTTTCCGTAACTCAAACTTTCCACTCCCTTTCCATGCGGAGCAGACGCTCCACGGCTTTCCACACTGCATCTCCGGCTTGCACACTATCTGCAAAGAACCCGGCGGTTGAACCGTCACGGCTTTCGTAAAAGTGACTCGCAAGCATAACGAGTGCCTGCTTTGTTGATTCGGAAGCGCCATATGTGTCAAGCCAACCGTCCTCGCGGTGCTGATACTTTTCGGAAAAACTAATGGCGGCACGGATGTAGCCGCGCAATAGATCGTCATCCAGATCGTGGGCGAGAATGAGGTTCGCTTTCACAACGGGAAGTAAATCATCAACTAACATCCGAGCCGCCTCCTTTCATTAAGCACCAGCCATCTGGAGCAACTGAATTCCTTCGCTGAGAATGACTTTCGCATCCACACGCTCGGTAGCGATGAAGCCCACTTGACCATTGGTGCTGTAGAGTTCGTTGAGTCGCTGGACAGTTCTGCCAAGGCGGTCTGCAATCCAGTAGTTCTTGAAATCACCGAACGCCAAAGGAAACGCGCTTGCTGCAACAGCAGGAACGTAGGGGGAGGTATAGAGCGGATAGCCGAGCAAGCGGTCGGGCTGGCCCGCCTGAAGGGACGGCTGCCACATATATGCGCCGTTGGAATCCTTCAGTTTACGGATAGCAGAAATCGTTCCGTCGTTCGTTAGGAATACGGCGTTTCTGCGGTAAGGGGATTTGAGCGCGTACACAATGTCAATAAGGTTGTCTCCTGTGATTGCCGTAGCCGAACCCGTAGTCACTCCGACTTCGCCGCCGTTTGCTGTAAAAATACCCGTCGGCTGGTTGGAGCCGGTACCGATACAGAAAGCCTGTTCCTCGGCGATACCAAATGCACGAGCAAATTCGGCGGTGATATAACTCTCGATATCGAACATGGAATCTTGCAAAAGCTCCGTGCTGACCTTTACAAGGTCGGTCAGCTTGTAGGCATCAATGGTCTTCTGACCGAACGTCGGGGTGCTTTCGGTATACGCGCCGTTCTCAAGTGTCCACTGGGCAACTGAATGCGTCGCCGCGATAGGAATCTTTCTCTCGGCTGCGGTCGTAATGGTCTTAGCGATGGAGCGGATGACGTTTGTCTCCTCCAAAGCCGCGACAATCTGAGTTTCAAATTCTTCTGGGACGAGATAACCACCATCCGCGTCGGTGCTTTCCTGGATGACGTTGTGAATCATTGGTCTACCGCGCAATATGTTAAGGAAGTCGGCGCGATATTCCTTGGAAGCCCTGCCGGTTTTGTGTTCGCCCTCCGGTTTTAAAGGTTTGTTGGTGATAGGATTGGTTGTTGCTTCGGCGAGCTTCGCGTCGATAGCAGCAAGGCGATTTTCTCGGTCGATTTCCTTTCCGAGCGCGATGACATCGGACTCCATCTTGTTATAGGTAGCGTCGTCCTCGGCGGAGAGGATGTCGCCATTTGCCCTCTTGGAATCAAGGAAGGCACGGGTGGCCGCAACAGCCTTGTTACGCTTTTCGTACAGTTCAAGCAGTTTAGACATTTTGATTTCCTCCTGTAATTAAATTGAGCCGCTCTTGGAGCGACTCGATGGATTTGCCTTTCGGCTGTTCAGTTTGTGTGGGAATTTGAGACTTTGCACGTAGCTTATCAAGCAGAGAGTTTGTAACCGCCCGTCGACTGAAGAGGAAGTTTTCCACGGACACTTCCCTGCTGTGGCTTTTTTCGTCGGTTAGCAGTCCGTCCGCAAACCCCAGTTCTATGGCTTTGTTGGCGTTCATCCATGTTTCCGCATCCATTAGTCGGGACAGCTTATCTCGGCTCTGGTTTGTTTTGATTTCATAGGCGTTGATAATGCTTTCTTTGACTTCTGCGAGCATAGCGACAGCACGTTTCATCTCGTCACTGTCACCGATAGCAATTGAAATCGGATTGTGTATCATCATGAGCGCCGTTGGTGCCATGAGTACTTTTGTTCCTGCCATAGCAATGACCGAAGCTGCGCTTGCAGCCATGCCATCAACCTTTACGGTAACGTCGCCCTTATAGTCCATCAGCATGGAGTAGATTTGGCTCGCTGCCACGCAGTCACCACCGGGTGAGTTGATCCAGATGGTTACGTTCCCGCTACCGGCCTCCAGTTCGGACTTAAAGAGCTTAGGAGTGATGTCATCGTCAAACCAAGTTTCATCAGAAATTTGACCGTCAAAATAGAGGACGCGGTCGCCATCGTCGGCATCCCGCGCCCAATTCCAGAACTTTTTCAC